TAGGATTATGCAAAATTTTATCAAAGAAGAATCACAATTATTAACCCACTAAACATGACAATAGAAATATTAAAGCAAGCTTTTAAAGAATTTCACAAAGAAGTTCAACAAGAAGAAAAGGACAAGACAACAGTTCTTACTGCTCATGAAGCAGCAGACATTCTTAGAATTAACAAAAGAACATTACTAAACAGAATCCATAGCGGTAAGTATGAATTATTTACTGCTGAAGGATACCAATATAAAATCACCCTACACAATTTAAAAAAATATCTATGAACAGAGATAAACTAAACACCCTGTACAAGAAGTACAACTTAGAGAAAGATGACTTCTTTAAGCATCAACACTACACAATTATAACAAGAGCTGGTATTGAAAAAATACAAGCAATTGAAGGCATAGCTATAAACTATGAAGTAATTAATTGTGAACCACACTTTGCAGTATTTAAAGCAAAAGCAAGTGGCAAAGAACACACACTAGAAACATTTGGATCTGCACTAAAAGGAGAAGGTTACAAGGATGGAAACACTAACACATGGTATGTAGCTGAAATGGCAGAAAAAAGAGCCATGAGCAGAGCAGTTTTAAAAATGACTGGCTTCTATGAACTAGGAGTATTTGGAGAAGATGAATCAGAAACATTTAAAAGAAATTAATCATGCAAATAATAGAACTAATGGACAATATAAAAAAACAAGTAGAAGAATTAGAAAATTTAATTAAAACTGATCCAGTACAAGAATGGCTGGACGATGTAAACAGCATACAAAAAAACTCTAATTCACTAGAAGAAAAAATGAAAGAACAAGGAATTAAAAAAATAACATCAGAAGAAATATTTAAAAATTATGGGATATAGTAAAAAAAGTTTTGAAGAGTTTCAAGATAGAGACTTAGAACAATATAGAATAGATCAATACAACGGATATATGGCAGATTTAGATGAAGTGCCAACAACATGGCTAGCGCAAAGAGAAATGGACGAATGGCAGCAGACCATAGAACAACACGAAAATATAGTTTGTGAATTAGTAGACAAAGCAGAAGAAGGATCTGAATTAGAAAGCTACTGCACACTTAAAGAGTTAAGAAAAATACTTGACGAAGCTATTAAACAAATAGAACCTTTAGCAATGGATAAATGCGAACTGCATTCTCCTAACAACACACCATTTACTAATGCAAATTTTGAAATCCAGAAAAGAAATGGTGGTAGATCAATAGACTTTTCTAATGTACCAGAAGTATCTGTAAAAGAAACAGAATTAAAAGACATAAAAGAAAAGCTAAAGCATGCATTTATGGGACTAGAAAAAGGTACTACAATGCTATCTGGTGAACAGATGGTTCTAAGTGATGGTGAGTTAGTAAACAAGCCAAGCTGGAAGTATAGAAAAGATTCAATTACTACTAAGAAATTATAAACATAGGGGAGCAGATGACCAAGCATTAAAAGCTCCCTTTTAAATTATTAAAAATGAAAGATCCACACATACTATTAAACGATGAGTTAAAAACACGTTCAGAGAACGAATTAAAAAATATTATTTCTGTAGTGAACAGAGTAACTGGACAAGATATCACATCAAAATCAAGAGTTAGACCAGTTGCAGATGCAGTTAAAATTTATTCTGCACTAGCTAGGAAATTTACTCCATACACTTTTGAGCAAATAGGAGAATCAATTAATAGAAACTATGCAACTATTCTTCATGCATACAAATGCTATGATGATTTATTTAAAACAGATGTAGTGTTTAGAGATTTTGCTAAGTCTTGTATTGAAACTATACACAATGCAAATAGTGTTGAAGACAATCCAAGAGATAAAGAAGTAGATACTATAAAAGAATTACTTGAAATATGTACTACTGAAGAACTAAAGAAAATTAAAAGAAAAATTTACAAAAACTACGTTCCAAGTGGCAGCTAATAAAAAATCATTTGTTCTATATACAGACATCATAGAGACTGTTAAGCAGTTAGATAATGAAAAAGCTGGTGAATTGTTCAAGCATATTTTAAGCTATGTAAATGACGAAGATCCAGTAACAGATGATGTTATAATTAACCTTGTGTTTACTCCTATTAAATTGTCTTTAAAAAGAGATTTAAAGAAGTATGATAAGTACATTAAAAAGCAAAGTGAAAATGGCAAAAAAGGTGGTAGACCAAAAACCCAAAAAACCCAACCCTTTATTTCAAAACCCAAAAAAGCTGATAGTGTTAGTGTAAGTGTTAGTGTTAATGATATTAATATAAATATACCCACACTTAAACAATTTTTAGATCATGGCTTTACTAAACTAGCTTATCAAAATAAGGATTCACAATTCTATGAGCATTCTATTACATCAAAGTATAACACTTGGATAGAAGATGGCTGGAAAACTGCACATGGTAAAAAGATAAAAAATTGGAAGAATGTACTAAACAACACACTACCATTCTTAAAACCAATTTATCCAGATAAAAAATCAATCCCTTTTACACCAGCGAAAAAATACAAAGCACCAGCACCAGAACCTAGAAAAAAGGTAGCAGTTACAATTGATGACTTAGCATTTGGCAAGCTGGCAGAACAAAAAAAAGAATGGGAGAAAAAAATTAAAGAAGCTGATAAGAATCAAAGCAAAAGAGTAAGTAGAGCTGAAACTCTGAGACAAGCTCATAATTCATAAATAAATAAAATGAAAAATTCAAACACCTATTTCAATACTACAGATCAAGATATTGATTATGTAAACAAAAGAAAAGCTAAAAACAAAACACAAGAAGTTCTAGTGTATGATTTATTTAAAAGCATGACAACACTAACAGCATCAGAAGTTTTAACTGCATCTGAAACACTAAATCTATTTTCAAATAAAGTGCCAATTACAAGCATTAGAAGAGCTATAAGCAACTTACAAAAAGAAGAAAAGCTAGTTAAAACCACAGATACAAAAACTGGTATCTATGGCGCACCTGAACACTATTACACAATTAGATGAAAAAAGAATGGCATTGGATGTCAGAATATAAAAATAAAATAGGAGTACAGGGTGGAGACTATTACAAACCTGTAGAATATAAATCAACAAATAAAAATAAAAATGGACAACACGTCAATAAAAGGCAGAGTAGTAAAGATAAAGGATCTTGAAACTATTAAAACAAAAAAAGGTACTGACTTCACTAAACAAGAAGTAGTGATAGATCAGAACAAAAATTACAATTCAGAAGTGTGTTTAGTATTCTTAGCAGATAACGTAGATCATGTAAGAAAACTTAACGTAGGTGAAGTGTATGAATTTTATATAAATGTAAGTTCAAGAGAATACAACGACAGACACTACACGCAAGTAGATTGCTGGAGAGCTGTTCAACTTAACCCAGAAGCACCTAAAGAAACTGATGCAGAAAAACATCACATAGCATCTGTAGTTGACGAACAAAACGATTTACCATTTTAAATATGGAGATATTACAACAATTTAAAGAGCTTATACCTCCTCTAAGTAATGAGGAGTATAAGCAGCTTGAAGCTAACTGTTTAGATGAAGGTATAAGAGAACCTATTTTAACTTGGAACAATTATATAATTGATGGACATAATAGATACAACATTGCAAAACAATGGAACTTAGAGTTTGAAACTAAAAGTAAAAATTTTAGTAGTGAAGAATCAGTTAAAGAATGGATGATACTAAACCAATTTGGTAGAAGGAATTTAAGTAATTACCAAAGAAGTGTTTTAGCATTACAATTAGAAGATGTATTTAAAGCAAAAGCCAAAAATAAACAAGGCATAAGAAATGATTTAACATCTTCCAAAAGTTTGGAAGAAGTAAGAACACATAAAGAACTTGAAAAGGTTGCACAAGTTTCTCACGAAACTGTTAGAAAAGTAAAAAAGATACAAGAGAAAGCACCAGAAGAAGTAAAAGCAAAACTTTCAACTGGTGAAGTAAGTATTAATGCTGCTTATAAAGAAATAAAGAAAGAAGAAAAGAAAGAAAAATTTCAAGAAAGAAAAAAAGAATATGAAAAAAGATTAGAATTTAAAACTGATAATAGTTTTAAAATTGACATTTTTAATAGTAGTGAAACTTTTAGAGTTATTTATGCTGATCCAGCTTGGAGTTATAATGACAAATGTGAAGGTGGCGGAGTTCAAAGTGGTGGAGCGCAAACACATTATGACACTATGAGCATAAAACAAATTTGTGATCTACCAGTCAAAGAATTATCTGAAAAAGATAGTGTGTTGTTTTTGTGGGTAACATCTCCATTGTTGGAAGATGCTTTTAAAGTTATATCTGCTTGGGGTTTTAAATATAAAACTTCTTTTATATGGGATAAAATAAAACACAACATGGGACATTACAACTCTGTAAGACACGAAATATTATTAGTATGCACTAAAGGAAGTTGTACTCCTGATAATAAAAAATTATATGATAGCGTACAAAGTATAGAAAGAAACAACAATCACAGCGAAAAGCCAATTGAATTTTTAAATATTATAGATGACTTATATAATTACGGGAATAAATTAGAAATGTTTTGTAGAACAATAAAAAAAGACAATTGGCATGGCTGGGGTAATGAATTGTAATTTAACTGAAAACTATATAGAATGTTTAGAAAAAGGTCTTAAATATCAAGACTTTGTTACAGATCTTTTAATTGAAGACATAGGTATTGCTTTAAGCACTTATAACAGTAAAAAGTATCAATATAAAAAAGGAGAAAATAAACAAGGTTTTGAAATAAAGTTTGATGATAGACTAAAAGAAACTGGAAATATTTATATAGAAATAGCAGAAAAAAGTAATCCAAACAATTTTAATTATATACAAAGTGGTATTTATAGAAATGATAATACTTGGCTTTATTTAATTGGAGACTATAGTGTAGTATACATGTTTGCTAAAAACTTTTTACAAAAAATGTGCGATAGCAATAAATATAAAAAAGTACAAACCAAAACTTCTAAAGGTTTTTTAATACCAAAAATAGAAGCTGAAAAGTATTGTATAAAAAAAATAAAAACACTTTAATGGATTACATCACAACAAGTTTTATCATATCCCATGTATTAGCAATAGTGCTTGGGATATGTCTTTTAAGGATATGGCAGATAATAATAGAATAACAAATTGTTGATACTTTCTAAATAATTATACTTTCTATTTAAAACCTATTACATAATTTAGCATCGCTTGGTCATCGTTACACACGATGGCAAAATTAAAAGATAAAACAGTATCGCAATTAAAAGCGATAGCAGTACGACACTTTCATAAGTTCATAAGAACAAGGGATCAAGACCAACCCTGTATTTCTTGTGGTAAATATACTACACTCCAAGCTGGACACTTCTATAGTGCTGGCAACCACCCATCAGTAAAATTTAATGAAGATAATGTTCATGGCCAATGCAAGCGATGTAACTACTTTCTATCTGGCAATCTGTTACCCTACA